CCCCTTTTATCGAATTTACCTTGATCTCTGACATAATTAACTAGGTTTTGGGTTAGCGTCTTTAACCGCTTTGATGTGGGTTGCCCACGTTCCAGTTGTATCTAGTTTACCAGCGAGCATATCGGCATACAACATATCTAATTGATTTCCGATTGTATCGTAGGTTGTAGAACCATTAGTTGTCCTATCGGTTTTGTACTTAACAGCAGCAGCTTCAGCGTCTAAAGTAACTCTTGCAGCATCAATATCAGATTGAACTAAAGTAATTTGTGAACCGTCTGCCTTAAAAGCTCCTGTAGAATCATCTATTCTTACGCAATCAGAATAAACCTTGTAAATAGCTTCGTGATCTAATGACATTATGCTGCTACCTCCATTGCGTATGCGAAACTTGCACCTCTTACGTTACCAGCACTATTAACATCTTCTCCTGATCTATTTATAAAAATTGTTTGTGAACTACAATAAACTTGAAAATTATAAGTCACTTGACTTGTAGTATTTGGAGAATCTAAATAAGAAGGAGTTATAAATCTTGTTGTATTAGTCGTGTTTGAATGACAAGTAAATTGTGCAACTTGTCCTCTTGTTCTACTTCCATCAGCATCCCCTATAAGAATATCTGTACTTCCTCTTAATATTTTTGCACCAGTTCCTGCACCTGTTGAATTAACACCTATATTCATATTAAAACAAACAAATATTTTACTTGAAGTTGCAGATGGTGTGATGTTTATAGACATCGCAGTATGGTATTGGCTAGTTCCACTATAAGATTGTACAGCGGTATTTTCTGCTGAAACAACTTGAATAATATTACCTGCCTTTGGATTTGTTGTTGTTAATATCGTTCCATCTGCTGAATCAGGCAGAGTCATTACTCTGTTATTAGCAGAAGAAGAGGGTGCTTGTAAGCTGAAAGACCCACCACCTGATGCTGCGTTTAGTTTAATCTTTGCTGTCATGGTTTAGGATATTTGTCTTTTGTAACTTTGATAGTAGCTTTCCAAGCATCTATACCATTATTATAGATGTCGTCTAACTGGTCAACAATAGAAGGATATTCTGCTCTTCTTTTAGATTTGTAACTATCATTTTCTAAATCCCATGCTGTTTGTAATGCTGTTAGTCCAGTTGTACAATCACTTTCAGTTGGTTTTGAACCGCCATCATGCACTATTAAGTTTGCATAGATTTTATTTTTTGAATCAGACCACCCAAACCATGCACCTGTTCTAACAGTTACTAGATAATCTTCTATTTGATCTGGTCTGCCATCTCTTCTCATTATGTATCTCCTAATTTAATAAAGGTAAAAGAGTTTTCGTTATAACCAGTATTGCCAAGATATAAAACGCTGCTTCTATTTGTATAAGCTTCAAATTTTACTTTATGAGTAGATGTGTTTGTTACATCAAAAAGAAAATGAGCGATTGCATTGCTTATATTGTAATCTGCCGCAAAAGTAGCAAATCCATCGGCAGCAAGAGCATAACTACTATTATCTGTAGTAACTTCTATCTGTAAGTTAGCATATCTATTATCTCCAGAATTTCTTTTAAAAGACATTATGGCAATAACTTGGTAAATCCCAGTTGAAGGAAAAGTAAAAATTCCACTTGATTCAGTCATACCTGAACCAATTTGGCCATGACTATTAGTATCTCCTCTTTCCCAGTTTGCAGTAAATCCTGTTGTTCCATCTGTAGTTAAAGTTCCACCAGAATTTACTCTCCATTGATCTGCCATCGCTAATCCACCAGAACTTATGCCAGTTCCAGAGATACCGCTGTTTGTAATAGATATTCTTTCAACACCACCAGTTGAAAACTTGATAGTGTCAGCAGAAGGGAATGTTATACCAGTATTACTATCCGTTCCAGTTACAGCAGGGGCAGATACGCTTCCATCAACCCCAGAAATACCAGTAGTGCCGTTAATGTTTAAAGCCATAATTAAAGAATAACAAGAATTGCACCAGATGGCACAGTAATAGTAACACCCGAGTTAATTGTAGGACTTACTGTGTGTGCGTTTTTTCCAGAAGTTAACGTATATGATGTCGTTACATTTGTGTCCGACTCGAAAAACACCTCATCGCCGCCCGCGCCAGTTGCTCCCGCCCCGCCACCTACAGCAGCGAAAGCCGAGCCGTTATAAATTTCTGCTGAACCTAAAGTACTGTTAAATCTTAGCTCGCCTGTTGCGGGACTCCCCGGACGTTGCGCCGTTGTACCAACTGGTATTTTCAACGCGCCTGTATAGTTATGAACAACAGAACCAGTAAAAGTAGCGCCAGCTAGAGGGGCTAAACCAAAGTTTGTTGTACCTACCGGGCCAACAGTTACATATCCATTATTTGCTGCATTTCTTATCTTTAAATTTCCATCAGAAGTATCAACGTGCCATTGGTACGCATAGTTAGTTGTCAACGCACCAGAATTACTATTGTTTGAAGCAATCGCTTGCAAAACATTATTCAAGTCGGCTCTCACAGCCGAGCCAGTTCCGTTATCAATTACAAAATCATGTTGGGCCATGGCGTTTAGGTTCCTTTACCAAATCCTACCGCTTGATAGTTGAAATTTCTATCTATACTAACATTTGATGAATTTTTAAAGTGTACTGTGAAGCCACTCGTAGAAATATTTGACAAAACGAAATAATCTCCAGAAGCCATATTACTTGCTGTTATGCCTACGCTTGGCAAGCTGCTATTGTTGCCACCAAGTACAGAAGTTCCTGTAAAAAATGGAGAATCAAAAGTTACATTTTTTGCCGCTGCTCCTGATGCTATTTCTGTGTTGCTTTGCTCTGTTCTTCTTTGGAATGAAGCAGTATAACCCAACTGAGTTACTTTAATGTCTTGCGCTGGGTCGTTTGAATTTAAAACAGCACGAAATTGAAACCCCCTACCTTTAAAAGTACCATTAGCAAATTTTCTAAAATCTGTATAAGTTGGCGAGCCAGAGCCGGGATTATCTGAAGTAGTTCGTACAAATAGTTCTGCGTTGACGTCTACGGCTTCTGTACCATCAAAGCTAGTCCAAGTATCAAGGTTTGCTGTCCTCGAATCAAAAAGATCAGAGGGGTAAAAACCTTCAGTTAAAAAATGTCGTTTTAAATCTAAGCTGAATACTGCGCCTAAGTCTAGAGTGTCTTTAAAATCATAAGTACCATTGGAAACAATCCCTCCAAAATCATCTAAAGAACCTACTAGGTCAAAATCAGTTATTTGATCGAAATTACCTCCGCCAACAAGATTTAAGCTGTTTGTGACCGCATCAAAAGCTACATTGTTTAACGTACCTTGATATTTTGGATTATCTAAATCTTCCCTGCGAGTTTGGCTAACCAAAACACCTTGAGTATCAGGTAAATCAACAATTACTGAAGTCTCTCCAGCGCTGAAACGACCTCCATCATCTTGAAATTTTAATATATATTCTCCTTCAATTATTGGTACAACAGCAGAGGTAGTATTTCCAGCAAGCCCCGGTATAAGATCAACTGCATTGGTAAAAGTACCGCTACCATTGGTTAAAGTACTATGACGTACATAAACACGCCCACCATGAATTACGTCAACATCTGTTGATAAATCCCAGTTAAGGCGAATATTTTTAGAATCGACAGGCTCAAAAGTTAAATTTTGTACATTACCCGGTACAGCAGTTTTTCCAACAGCATTAAAAGTTGTGTCGGCTGAAGTAGCACTAATTTCTAAAGCAGCATTATAACTGAAAACTTGTATTTCATAAGCACCGGCTTCAGTATTTAAAATTTCATAGTCAGGTCTTGAAACAGTTTGACTTGTATAGTTTCCATTACTAAAACGATAATTTACTTGATATTGCGTGACGCCAAGAATAGGCTGCCAGCTTATAATTAATTTTGCTACAGCTTGATTGTTAATTTCAACAATTTTTTCAGAAACTGTTAAAGCGTTGGGGGGTTCTGACGGTTGATTTAAAACAGAAACCGTACGATCAGGTAAAGATATATTTTCTTCAATAAAACTGTATTTTTCGTTAACGTAAGAAAGTGCGGTAATTGTGTAATTTATTCCATCATTTTCTTGAACATCTACTACCCTAAATTTTTGGGCTAAAACTGTTGTATCTTGTACAAGCCAAACTGTATTTACGTTTGGTGTCGTTGACAATGCACTTTCTAAAGTAATAACAGCACCAGAAACACCAGTAATATTTTTTGTTTCAACCGTACCATCAGGCATTATTACGCTCATTGTTGGGCTGTTGGTTGTTGGTAAATCTGTAGCTGAAGTGTCGTCTACTGTAATTTGTGTTGTAGTTGCGGCGTTTACCCTGCCTGATCTTCTAACGCCCGCCCTAACTGGGTCATTTATTTCTATTACGCTTCCGGGTCTAACAACAACCCCAGAATCTATTGAAGTATTGAAGTTCACAACTTCACTTTCATTATTTTCGCTAAAAAGTATTGCCCTCCCGAATCTGTTGGCCTGACCCCGAGAAGTACAAGCAAATGCCCTTACTTGTTTTACAACGGTTCCTATTTTATTTATTAATGAGCTATCTTCAACCACTTCATAATCAATGTCCTGTGAATCCATGTTGTAATAAGCCACAGAAACAACGCTATGTCTTGTTTTTAAGCTACTGCCAGAATACTTAAACCCTTCCTCGTCTACATTTGCCAAGCTAAAAAGGTAACTTGCATCAGTTGGTTTATCTTGAGTTATGGTAATCGTACCAGCCGACCAAATCGGCATACAGCGCATAACCCCGGCCAGTTCATTGATAAGATCGAAAGCCTCATTAGAGTTCTGAATATTTACGTTGCATGAAAACCTTGCTTCTTGTCCTGATCTACCATTATTGACCAAAGTATTTGAAAATTTTGAAGCCTCTACGAAAGAAAATAAATCTAAATTACCATCAACAATATGATCGCCAAAACCATAACGTGTGTTTGTGATTAGGTCCAATAATATAAGAGCCGGGCAACTTGTCCATTGTGCAGCACCCATAGTGCCGTTAAAAATATAGTTTGCGGGGTAAACTACTCTTCCAGTAGCAAGATCAACAGTTGGCGTTCCAGAGCCGCCAGCACCAGCACCCGGAATCCTTACCTTAATTCCTCTCAATCTAAATTTTCGTCTTGGTATTGAACTAAACTGCTGAGAATCTAGTCTCAATGAAAGATATGCAGAGTTTGCATAAACTTGTTTGTCGTCTATTATTTCAGCAAAACTTGTCCATTGAAAAGCGTTTATTAAACTTGAACTTGTTGAATCTGCCGTAACTCGGACAACTCTTATGTCAACAGGAAAACTACCAGTTAAATTAATTCTGTATTCTTTTTGGTAAGCGTCTGCCGTACGTCCTGTGATGGTATCTGAAATAATGTCTGAAAATCCACCGCTGTTGTATTGAACTTGTATCTTCAAATCAACCGATGAACCCAGCAAATCGCCTTTGTCTGTTGCTTCTTGTATTTGAGGAAAAGTAATAATTATCTTGGCTGCGTCAACGTCACTATTTGTTAATGATCTTGTTACTGGACTAGCGGCGGTAACACTTACTCCAACCGCTGTTATTGATTCACTAGATTCAATACCACTTATCGCTGCTTGATTTGATGTACCAAAACGTGCGTCAAAACCTACATCTTGAAAATTAAAATCAGTTGTAGCTGGACTAGTTGAATTAGCAGTCGATTTTAATATTGGGGTATCGTTTAAAAATATATCTTTTTTAAAAGCGTTGTTATATGCAGCGGTTCCCTTTGTAAGACCCTCTTTGGAAGCACTAGCAG